TTTAGAGCTAAAGTATTATCACCTGATATGGACCTTACAATTTTAGGTAACCCCACTCGTGTAAAAACTTTAGAAAAATACTTAGGTTCTAGACCCGGCCCTGGGGAAATGTTTTCAACAATCCAACAAGGAGCACCTGCCCCCGTAAAGGCAGCCATTAAATATAATGATTTACTTACTTTCTGGAAGTTAGATAAACAACATTCTAAAATTACTCAAGGTGATAAAATTAAATGGATTTATTTAAAAGATAACCCATACAGAATCGACGCCTTAGCATTCTTAGACTTTGATATGCCAGATAAGGTTCGTAAATTGCTGGCTCAATATGCCGATACAAATAAATCTTTCGAAACAATTTTAGAAAGCAAATTAATAGGATTTTACAACGATTTAGGTTGGGACTTAAACCTAAACCCTTACCGAAATCTATTTTTTAATTTTTAGTTATGATAAACAAAAACGAGCTACAATCAACAATTGGTAAATACCACCTAAATGGGTTAATAGAACCTGTTAAATGGAGTATCGCAGATAACGCATTAACTATTGATTTCCAATCCCCATACAAGGACATGATTGGACGCGTTAATCACACGTCATTCCCGCTAAAAGACGCAGAAGTTGTGATATACGATACATCAAAACTAAATAAATTATTAAGCATTACCAGTGGTGAGGTAGTTATTAATTTAACTAAACCTGAACACGCTAAAATTTATGATAAATTAGTTATATCAGATTCAACCTATACTCTTAATTACACTCTTAGTGAATTAATTTTAATTCAGAAAGTAGGTACAGTAGATGATCCTGATAATTATAAAATTATTACACAATTAGATGGTGATAGTATTAGTGCACTTATTAAGGCCCATAATGCATTAGAAAGTGACAATGTAATGGTTTCAATTGATAGGGATTTAGATGGTGAAGATGTTTTAGTTATGTCATTTGGTGATGATTTAAAACATACTAACAAAATTGACTACCAAATGCCTTTTACTACTTTACAAGGTATTAAATATGGAACTCGTATTCCATTTGATTCTAAAATGATTAAAAATATATTAAATAATAATAAAGATGCTACAAAAGCAACCATGAAGATTAGCTCAGAAGGTTTAATGAAATTTGAGTTTGAAGGTGATAATTGGAATAGTTTTTATTATGTTGTAAGGAAAGCAAATATTTAATATACGTATACACGATATAAAATTGCAAGGAGCTAGGGCACGCGCAGTTTTGTTCACATTAACCGAGAGCTTCGGCCTCACAAATAAAATGATATGAGTACATTATTCAATGAACGTACACCGTTCGATTTACTATTCCGCAACCTTTTCAAGGCAGACGGAGTTTTCCAACCTACAACGTTTGAAAACAAACAACCCCACCCACTAGATATTTTTTACGACGATAAAGGACTTCATTTTGAAGTTGCCTGTACTGGTCTAACTAAAAAAGATATTCAACTTGAAATTGATGGAGATCTTTTACAAATTATCTACGAAAAACCAACTGAAGAAGAAGAAGATTATACTGGCTATGTTTATAAAGGATTAGCTAAAAGATCTTTTAATTTAGGCTATAAAGTAGCAGCTAAATTTGAACTTGAAAAATTAGAAGCAGAAATGAAAGATGGTTTACTCCATTTATTTATCCCAACTGCTGAATCTAAAAAACCAAAATCCATTAAAATAAAATAAAAGTTTTACTAAAAAAGCGTGTCCTAGCGCGATTTTATTCGTATATTCACGGTATAATAATAAATAAACAGTTATGGCTAAACCTAGCAAATCAAATTTAAGATTTATCAAAGATCCTCAATTAGTCCCATATTACATTCAATTGGATGACTATTGTTACATTGCTCAAAAATCTACATTTTCGGATGCGGGGCATGAATATCAAAATACTATTGGTCATTATTCTTCCTTGGGACTTTGTCTTGAAGCAATTGCTCGTGATGACGCTAAATCTGAAAATTATAACTCACTAAAAGAGTTTGTAGAACGCTTTGAAGCCAAATGTCTTGAAATTAAAAATATAATTAAACTATAATAAACTATGAAAATTGAAGCATTATACAATGCCATCATTGTAAAACCCGTAGACATAGAGGAAACTCGTTACGGTAATATTGTTGTACCTGATTTAGGTAATGACACAAACAAAACAGCTGAAGTAGTAGGTGTAGGCCCAGGTCACACAATCTTTGGGGGTAGTTTTTTAGCAACCCAACTTACAGAAGGAGATATTGTAGTTCTTCCTACTATGGGGTTCACTAAATTCGAATACGAAGGTCAAGAGTATTGGATTGGTAAAGAAAATGAAGTTTTAGCAAAAATAAATAAATAAAAAATGAGTAAAATAATTAAATTTGGTCCGGACGCACGTAAACAACTAGTCTCAGGAATTGATAAATTAGCAGATGCCGTAGTTGCAACTCTTGGTCCTAACGGACGTAATGTAGTTATTTCAAATAGTCAGGGTTATCCCCAAAGTACTAAAGATGGAGTTACAGTTGCTAAAAGTATTTCTTTAAGTGATAATGTAGAAGAAGTAGGAGCTTCAATGGTAAAACAAGCAGCTATAAAAACTGCTGATGTTGCTGGTGATGGTACTACTACATCAACTTTATTAGCTCGTGAAATGGTTAAGGCTGGACTATCTCACCTTAATAATGGGGCTAATGCCGTAGAAATCAAACGAGGTATTGATAAAGCTGTTAAAGAGGTAGTAGATGAATTACGTACTAATACTTCACAAGATATTACAGAAGAAAACCAACTAGAACAAGTAGCTACTATCTCAGCTAATAATGACCCTGAAATAGGTAAATTAATTGCTACTGCTATGAGTAAAGTAGGTCGTGAAGGAGTTGTTACAATTGAAGAATCTAAATCCGGAGAAACCTATCTTGAAACAGTAGAAGGAATTCAATTCCAGCGTGGTTTTAAATCCCCATATTTTGTAACCAACAACTCTACAATGTCAGCTGTATTGGATAAAGCTTATATTCTAATTGCTGATGAACGTTTTACTAGTGTAAAAGATTTACTTCCTATATTAGAAGCTGTATCTGGAACTGGTCGCCCTCTTCTTATTATTGCTGAAGACATTGATAATGAAGCACTCGCAACTCTTGTTGTTAACAAGATGCGTGGAACACTAGCAGTGTGTGCCGTTAAAGCTCCTGATTTTGGAGATCGTCGTACACTTGTACTTGAAGATATTGCTACTTTAACTGGTGGTGAGGTATATTCAAAAGAAAAAGGTATGAAACTCGAAAAATTCTCATGGGATTGGTTTGGTGAGTCACGTACCGTTACTGTAACTAAAGAACAAACTACAATTGTAGATGGAAAAGGAGAAACAGAACGAATTGAAGCACGTATTGAAGCATTACAACAACAAATCGAACAAGCAGGATCGCCGTTCGAAGTTGAAAAGCTCCAAGAAAGGCTCTCGAAATTCGTCGGAGGAGTGGCAATAATCCACGTTGGTGGAAATACTGAAACTGAAATGAGAGAAAAGAAGGATCGTGTAGAAGATGCTCTTAATGCAACAAAAGCAGCTATTGAAGAAGGAATTGTTGCAGGTGGTGGAGCAGCTTTAATTTATGCTCGTGAAGCTATTATTAAAGATAATATTGGTGCTGATCTTGTATATAAAGCTTGTGGTCGTCCATTTGAACAAATTTTAACTAATGCAGGGTATGATTTATCTGCAGCAAAAATCCTTAGTTTAAAGGTTGCTGAAAGTAGATTTACGGGGAATTGGCATGGTTACAATTTAAAAACTGAATTAGTTGAAAACCTAAGAGATGCTGGAATTATCGATCCAACTAAAGTAACTCGTACTGCAATAGAAAGCGCAGCTTCAGTTGCTGGAACTATTTTATTAACTGAATGTGTTGTAGTTGATGACCCAGATACAAAAAATGAAGCAGATCCTATGGCTGGAATGATGAATGGTATGATGTAATGAAGGAACAACAAGAATTCCTAGAATTAATTGCAACAAGAGTTCCCCCTGGTGACCGTTGGTCACTAGAGGGGGACCAAGTTGTTCATAAATCTATTACTGAAGCCTTAGAAGCTTGGTTTGCTAAAACTGGTGAAAAAGCCCAATTTAGACTTGCCCCCCTAGAAGGGAAATTGTATGTTATACGTACCGAAGAGGTAGAAATTAAAGTTGAGCCCCCTAAGAAATTTAATATATATGGAGATTATTAAAGATCATACATTACTGGTTGAAAAATATCGTTCGAAAACATTAGATAACTATGTTGGGAATGAACACATTAAAAAAACCATTAAACAGTATATCTCACAAAATGATATTCAAAATCTTATATTCTATGGTCCCGCTGGTACTGGTAAAACAACTTTAGCTAAACTTATTGTTAATAACCTTGATTGTGATCACCTTTATATCAATGCAAGCGATGAAAGGGGTATTGAAACCATTAGGGATAAAGTTTCGGGGTTTGCTAGTAGTGCTTCATTCAAACCACTTAAAGTGGTTATCTTGGACGAGGCAGATTTCCTTACAATACAAGCACAAGCTTCACTCCGTAATGTAATCGAAACATTTTCTCGTAGTACACGTTTTATTATGACGTGTAACTATGTTGAGCGTATCATCGATCCTTTACAATCACGTTGTCAAGTGTTAAAAATAATCCCACCTAGTAAAGGTGAGGTTGCTAAGCATATTGCTTGGATTTTAGGAGAAGAAAATACTAGTTTTGAATTACCTGATATTAAAACAATTACTAACCAATTCTACCCAGATTTACGTAAATGTCTTAATACTGTTCAATTATCAACCCAAGATAATAAACTTGTAATAGATAAATCAGTACTTGTGTCATCTAATTATATGACTCAAATATTAAAAGAATTAAGTAATGCAAAACCCAAATGGCGTGAGATTCGTCAAGTTATTGTTAATGCCAATGTTAGTGATTTTGAAGAGCTTTATCGTTATCTTTATGATAACGCTCATGTATATGCAAGTGGTAGTGAAGGGATGGTGGCAATCCATATCAACGAATACAGCTACCAATCAAACTTCCGTATAGATAAAGAAATTAATGCAATGGCACTTATTGCTAAACTAATTGAATTAGCTAAACCATAAATATTATGAATTATCAGACCTTAGTTTTTGGAGATAGACAATTTAAATTAGTCCGTACTTTAGAAGAAACATCTAAATTTACAAAAGGAATTGCTGATCTTAAACTACTTTGGAATTGCGATACAGTTTTAAAAAAAAATGGAATGCTTTATTTTTGTAGAGCTATAGAAGATATAGAATATGAAACAATTCCTTAAATTTACTATTATTTGGATTAGCCAAAATTTAACCATACCTTTTTGGATGGTTGGTCATATTCACTTAATGACAACAATTTATCAAGACATACATGAGATTATAGCCAGCTTAGGTATGAATATTATAGTATTAATTGGCTTTATTTTAGATTATAAACAAAACAAAAATTAAAATGGCAAAACAACCCCCTCAAATGAACATTGATTTAAACAACACCGAATCTGTAGAACACAAAAACGGTAGAATTTGGACCCAAGGATTTCTTATTAGAAAAATTTCAAAATTTGTAGCTGGAACAGATGAAGATGCTATGATGCCAATTCCAATTTTTTATGATTCTGTTAGTGGAGAAATTTTACAAGCAACCCTACCAAAAGAACTAAGAGATGACCAGCCCAAAAAACCTCTTCGAGTGGTTGACTGAGATAACAGTCTCTAAAACCTCTCCTAAACATTTCTCTGAAGAATCATGGGATAAGTTTAATTCTTACATGGTTCATAGATATTTATCTATGGATATAAATTACATAGACATTGTAAATTATGTTCAAAAGATTAATCCAACTAATAAGAAACAAATTTATTCCATTTACAGAGAAATGATTCCAAAGAGAAAATTATGGCTAAAGTACGTTAAAAACGAGAGTAAAAGAAACCCTGAAGACTTAGCCGCATATGTTGCAGATTATTTTGAATGTTCAT